GGCACGGCGATCGATGCCGGCTGGTCTATGAGTGGCCGACAAACCGGGAATTGTGGACAAAGTACTTCGACATCCGCGCCGAAGAGATCGCCGAAGGAAACGACGAGCATCCCAAGGGCAACAAGTTCTACAAGGCCAACCGCGAAGCGATGGACGCAGGGTCCCGGGTGGGCTGGGCACATCGCAAGTTTCCTCACGAGATCTCGGCGATCCAGCACGCCGAGAATCTCCGTTTCGATAATCCGGACACGTTTGACGCCGAGTATCAAAACGAGCCCAAGAAATCGATTGTTGCCGTCGATGGCATCCGCTGCCTGACCTCCGACGAGTTCTGCTTGCGGATACTCCCGACGCACCGCCGAGGGGAGATTCCCGACTGGGTCGAGCACATTACCTTGGGGGTCGACGTTCAAGGATCCTCGCTCTGGTGGGTCGTTGCCGGTGTCGGTGCCGACTTCTCCGGGGTAGTTGTCGATTATGGGATCTGGCCCGAGCCTGGGATCGACTATGTCACGCTCGCCGACATCGATCGGACCATCATACGAGCCACCGGAATCCGATCCTCTACCGAGTCGCTATTGGTCGCGCTAGGCAAGCTCCGAGACGAGCGACAAGCGGTGATTTATAGTCGCGACGACGGGACGCAGTTCCGGCCTGAGATCATGGTCGTGGATGCGGGGTACCAGACGGAAGTCGTCTATCGATTCTCCCAGATACATCAGCACGTGGTTCCAAGCCATGGCAAGGGAGTCACTGCACGCCAGAGGCCCTGGAACCAGGAGAAGAAGAAAGCCGGGGAGCGGATGGGGTTTGGTTGGCGCATGCCACCGACCCGAGGCACCCGGGCCCCGCGGTACTGCCTCGTCGACACGAACACTTGGAAGACGGCCATGATGGAACGCTGGACCACCGATGCAGGGGAGCCTGGTGCTTGGTGGCTCTACCGAGCCGCCCCGCTGCGTCACCGGATGATCGCTGACAACCTTTCTGCAGAATACCCCACGAAGACTCAGGGGCAAGGCAGAGAGCTGTTTGAGTGGGGATGCAGGCCAGGACGGGACAATCACTTCCTTGACGCGACGATCCTAGCCGCGGTGGGTGCCTCGATCCTGGGGGTGAAAGTCCCCGGCGAGTCCGATCGAGTTGTACGCCGACGCAAGGTCAGCATGAGCGACCGATCCGGACAGGATCGACCCGAGCAGGATCAATCCCGAGAGCCGTCACCGGTCGAGCAGCGAGTCGAAGCCGTCGAGAAGATCGCCAAGCGGCCGAACGATGGCAAGCTTACCCTAGCCGAGCTGCGGGCCCTCAGGCGGAAGAGTGGGTGATGGGTCTTGTTTCGGTACAGATTCGGTTGGCTCGTCCATCGAGCGACTGATCTCGTGTAGAAGATCCTTGTAGAATTTGCGACGAGCTCGGTAGTAGGCGTCACGAATTTCGACGCTTTCGGGCGACTGGTCGGTCATTTCCCATTCCGCGTACTTACTAACCAATGCCATGCCGTTTCCTGGCACAAGCTCAATCACCGCATTGCCTGTTTCTGGGTCCCACGTTCGCAGGGCAAAAGAAAAGATTCGATTAGTCTCGCGCATCAACTCGAAGAATTCTTTTTGTGACAGGACAGTGGAGAACTCCAGTCGCTTACTGCCGACGTCCCCGATCATCATCATCATTTTTGGTTCAAACATTTCCATGGTTTGCTTCTCCGAGCTGCGGGCCCTTGGGCGGATAGTGCTTTGCCAGGAACTCTTGGAACTCTGGAGATTTAACCAGGTCTTCCATGGCTTGTGCTGCCCTCTTCATCGCACCGGCAAAAAGGGCAAGGGCTTCGGAAATCTGCTTCGGATCAATCGTCTTTGGCTCACGCTTACCCATGGTTTCCCCCTGTTTGCTGCTTGTAGCCGTCCGTCGATCGCACCGCAGCCTCGACCGTCTCGGCTTTCTTGGCGACCGTGTCAAGGTAATCTGCGACGTCTGGAGCGAGCCGCAAAGTGGTGTTTCGTTTGCGAGGCCGACCGGTTACCGGCCTACCTCGTGGACGCTTGGGTGGTTCGGTGTTCTTAGGCATCCGCCGACGCCTCTTGATCGATCCTGGAAAAGCTGCAATTTTCGATCATAGCCAAAACGGACTTGGGATCCCAGTCTCTGCCGAGGATCTGACAAGCCTTAGCGATGACCTCTTTGGTCGTGTCAGTCGTCCCATGGATCTCCATGGCGTCGGCCACTGCCTGTGCCGCGTTGCTCTTGATTTGATTCGTCGCGCCCATGAACTCGTACTGGACAGCAAATTGTTGATTCTGGGCGATTATGTTTCGAACTGCTTGTCGAGCCTCGTCAATGTCAGTGTACTGGCTGTAGGCCCCCGCCGCTCCGAGCTCGTCGGTCAGTTCATCCAAAGTTGCGGTTTCGATTTGTGCTGGTGTCATCATGTCATTCGCCCTTTGCTGTTCTCGTCTCCCGCGTCGCACTGTGCGTCGCTTGTACGAGTGATTGTATCGGCCTAGAAGATTAAAAGCAATGCACTAAATCAGCAAAGGAGATAATTTTTGCAATGCTTTTTTTCTGGCGTGAAGATACCAGGACCACAACTAGGACCACGGACGGAAAATCCCTTGGTTTTTCTGGCTTGTGCGAGTCTTGCTAAGACTCGCTAACGTTGGTTTTTCGTTTGCTTGCGACGCGTCGAAATCGTTTCATTGGGGCATCATAGGCAAGGTGGCACGGTGCGCAGAGTGCGACCAAGTTACCCAGATCGCAGTCGGATTCGACATGGTTGATGTGGGCCACGGTTAAAGTCCGTCGGTGCGTGTCAAACGGTTCGCCCGGCTTGCGACATTGCTTTCGGCAGCCCTCACACTTCCAGCCCACTTGGTCCTTGAGGTCTGTGGCGATCTGCTCCCAGTCCGCTGGGTACTTGTCGCGATTCATTGGCATCACATCCCCCCACAAGCCAGTACAGCGAGCGCCACAAGCACGCCCACCATGATACTGATGAAAATTTGAAGCAACTCCGGCCAGCATCCGTTGTTGCTCCGGGCCCGAGCTGCTTCGCGGGGGATCGCTCCACCGCCGAGCAGCATGCCGATTAGTTTGAACATGGGTTAAAGATCCCTGTAGACGGGAAGCCAAACGCAATACTGTCGACGGAATCCGCTGATGTGGTCTCCGCGAAAAAAGAAACTTCCGGGCTCCGCAATCCGGTTGATCCGAAAGATCCCGAAGGAAAGACTTCTCCATCCGGGGCCAGCAGAGTAGTCTCGCGTGAAACCAAGCTCGACGACAATTTTGCCGACCGCTTCTCTGGGCCGGGTCCGTCGGAAGGTTGGTAGTTCTCGAAATAGCATCATGGTTTAAATGCCCTCAGTTCGTGCTAGGTTTGATCCATCTCGAAAGGATGGCTGCGATGCTCTGGTTGTTCTGGGCCACGACGGCCCGGAGCTGGTCGAGCTCGGTTTGTAAGGCTTTCTTGTCCCTGACATGCTGCGCGATGATCCGAATCAGATCGTCTTGGCTTTTCTGCATGTGATTGTTAGCGTCACGCAGTAGCTTGACTTCGTCACGCAGCACCTCGACTTCGTCGCGAAGCTTTCTGGCTGCGTCGAACACCGCCAGCAGGAGACCGGGATGCGTCTCCCATTTGCCGATGAGGGCCATCGCCTCATCGACGCTCAATGGATTGTCGTGGTCGGTGCTCATAACGAGGGCCCTCGAAAGTCGTCGTCGCCGAGCGCAATGATGACGCAGAAAAACACTACGACACAAACAGCAATGATTAGGTCCATCAGTTGCACCGACTCCCGCAGCTCGCGTACCCAGCGATGTCGACCCAGTTGTCCCGCTTGCGTTGGTGCGTCTCGCGTGAGGTCTTGAGCAAGATCATCGCCAGTGCGACGTCTCGGGGCTCGAATGTCACGCCGTCTTTGAGCTTGGAAAGGAACAACGCCGACCACATGCCAGCGGTCCGGCGGAAGTCCTGATCGGGTGGCCCGTATTGAGCTTGGCGACTGCCCCGCGTGATCCGGAATGCTTCGGCCAGGATGTCTTCGTCGTCTTTGTGGTTGTCGTCGAAGTGCGAGATAAATTTCTGCGTCTCGTGGGACACGACAGCATTAGGCCAAAAGGCCTCGGACAGGGAAAAGGCGAGGCCCCTGTTGTCCATAAAACAAAACTTTATCGACGGACTGCCCTGTTCGTCGTTGTAGCCTTGCCAGACTCGCTTGCCCATCCAGGCAGCTATGGCAAGCTCGGCGAGAGCCCCCTGGCTGTTCTCCCAGCCTGGGAGCAGGACAATCTCGTCGCACCGCAGGACGGCCTCGAGGCACCGACGCACGGTCTTGTCAAAGCTTTCAAAGCTAGCTTCGGACGGAAACGTGCAGTTCCCAGCGATCGCGTAGAATGGGTTCGCAAACGGGTCAAAGCCCACCTTGCGATCCTCGTCCGCTGGGCTGATGACTTCGTTGCCGGAGTCACGCAGCTCCTGGGCGACGCGATCAAACATGGGGTAGTTGAACCAAGCGACCCCGCGCATCGGGCCAGCAATGTACAGGACTCGCTTGCGTTGGATCGGTTCGGTAATCGGCTCCGCGTCTGAATCGTACGCATTCGGTACCGTGTATCCGATCGTGATCTTTTCGTTTGCTTCGCAGCGCTCGAGCTCTCCAATGTCGATCGAACTGTCCGGAATTTCCGGACTGTTGGGTTCAGTTGTTAAAGATTCCTTGATAACTGGTTCGGGCTCGACGGCAACTGTAAAGGATTCCTTAACAGTTGGCTCGGGCTGCGAAGTCGGATCCGGGACAAAGTTTGGGTTGTCCTGCGGATGCATCTCTGCGCTGACGACATCCTCCAGCTTCCATCGCTCTAATGGCCTGTCTGGGTCTGTACCCGAATCATAGACTGGTTGCAAAAGATCGCTGTGGATGCTCACTAAAGTGCCAGCGAGGCAACGCAGTAGCTGCTTTCCGTAAGCATCACTTGAAAGGATCGTGTGGACCTCTAGTGGAAGTCCGAACGGAAGCCCATCTCCCTCCCGAAACACTCTAACCTTTTCCCCATTCCGAAAGCTCATGCGTCGGATTCGTGTCTCACCATAACAGACCCAAGCCCGAACCAGCACTGGCACCCACTGTTGGCTTGCTGCACTCCATTCCCAGTCTCCTGGTGCTGTTATTTCCTGGATCTTCAATTGTTGCCAACCGCACGGGATTGACATTGATTTTGCACTGCTCACTCTCTCATCCTCCTAAGAAAAACCACCCCAAAATCCTTACGCTGCTCCCCTGCGGATCAGCGGTGATAGGTATGACACGCCGTCGATGATCGGGATCTGCAAATTGAGATGCCCGAGTCCCTTTTGGACCAACTGGATCCCGTACCCGTTAACCCAGTCGGTCAAGTTTTGATGCATCCAGAAGGGCTGGAGCTGGCACAAGCAACCGGGGTTCCATGCTCCGATCGGGCCCGAGGCGACGGTCCGCTTGGTCGCCATGTCCATCCGGTGCGTATGCCCGAACCAAATGTTGCTGTTGTATTTGGCCAAGTGCGCGGCCGCTGCCGACTTGTTGGTGAATTGGCCATGGGTGAAGTAGCAGTTGTCCCGAAGGATCGTCCCCGGGACATGGCACCCGTCGTACCACTGGCCCTGCTTGTAGATGGGGA